CGGTTAGTGGTAACCCACTCACTTCACTCGTCTCTTTTATTAATTGAGACAGGGTCTTGGGCATGTGGGTGATGATCTTCCAGACTATGCCTCCACCGATGGAGTTATGGCACATTTTGTGACATATGTTCGGGAACGTGCCCCTTGTGGCCCACCAGATATTATATACTATATCTAAAATGAGTTGGTTCCCCCCATCGAGTCAAAATATCAGCATTTCTTGGTCGCCACACTCTTGAAAAAGCAGTCGCCTTACCATGTAAAAGGTGAGACCAAGAAGATCTAGACTTACCGTCTCAAAACCAACCACAACCTCCTTTGTGGTTCCTTGTATGAGGAAGAGACGGTCCAGATTCCAGACGAATCTTTTCTAGCCTAGTCTGGTGCACTGCTGTTACTTCTCATAGTTCTAAGCTTTTGTTGTAGATGCCTGTTTCACGGACATCTCAATAGAACATGCTCTTTCTCTTTACGTGGAGCCACTCTTAGAGAAGTTGAACCATAAGCTGTCACCAATCTTGGTCCTGAGTTGGTTGTATCGATGCACACCAACTAGGTTCTAAGACCAAGCGCTTCGCCTCACACAGATACAGATGCGGTCAAGTTTGAATATACTTGATCTTGGGGCAGACCATCGACTGTATCCGCCTATCCAACAGCTCGCCTCGCACCAGATTGTGCAGCTTTACTTGGCAAGAATCTTGGTGATAACTATCTTTAGCGCCAAGACAAGCATTGCGGAGAACATGGTGGGCATCATAATATTCGATATATTATTGATGTTATGTCCTGTTTTGCTATCAATGAAATGGTCAAGCAAGTATTCTATGCTGGTTCTGGCTGTATCGTTGACGTCGGAAGCAAGTTTGTGCAGCAAAGCAGGAAGTACAATCGCATGTTTGGTCTTCAATTCACCGATTTCTGGCCTAGACCTGCTGAAGAAGACCCTACGCTTGGACGTTGGAAGGCTGAAAAAGCAAATTGGGATGAGCTTGTCCGAGAAATAGGTGCTATGCACATTGGAAACTCTGAGAAGAACAGGCTTTTCATCTAGAGGCTAACACCAGACATTGTCTATGGAGGCGCCCAAGTCAGGAGAAGGGTATCTCCTACAATTCGAGACATCCCTACCGTGATTACCTTTCATCTTCGTCCTCTCCTCACTACACAAGACAGGACTTATTATGAGACTGGTATCAAGGTCTTCAATTCACTGACTCAGGGAGATTGGTATCCTGGGAAGCCAACCTAGTTTGTCTTAAACTAGACTCTCTAGGAGTTTGTTGCAAACCCACCAGAAGAATATCAGCTGGGTTACCGCCACCTCTTTATGACTGATTGTCATTATTATTTCGATGATTATGACTTCACAGATAAGGAGCTCGGTATGGTCTACACAGTTGGTAACCGCTTCATGAAAGTCCCAGGTAAGTATCAACTTCCTTTCTTTGAAGGAGCTTACAGGCTCTCGTCGGACTAGACAATCTCGATGACTCCAAACACCAATGGATCGGAATATCGTCATAAGAATGTCTATCTCATGAATGAAGATCCCACTAAGATAATACATACTGGGTGGATTTCATTCTTTTATGATGTCCGACATTGCACAGATTATGTCCTTTGTGTCCCTCCTCCTACCTCCACCAGGCCAACAAACGGGTCTCTCTAATCGAACTTTATATGCAAGAACACTGTTTAAGTGTCCTCGACATTTAAGTAGAGTAAGGCATTGGCTCTTTACAGCGAGACATAAGTTTCTCCTGAGTGGTAGGCAGCATATTTGCGTGACCTTTCGACTACTGTCATACAAGGCGCTCTGGCCAGCATTCTTCGTGGTCCAGCCTAGCCTGTTTGTAGCTTTAAACTCTCCACTTAAGCCTCTTTTATGATCCTTAACTGGTTAGTTTTCTTCTCTTCTGTCTACTATCAAGACCTCAGACCTATGTGGGTGTGCCTTGCTTCCCAACTCATTTTAATTGGGTACTAAGCCATCTGGCCTGTAGAACAGATTTTCCGTACCTCCAACCAGTAAGTCTTGGACAGTCTTCAGGACAGGATTGGATATACACTCATTATGCAACAGATTTCTTCAAACTTTAGCTCTAGCTCAATTTTTTCTGCTGACATCAAGCAGATATAACCGGCTATTGCCAAATGTTTCAAAATTTTAGTTGATTTTGGGTTTTTCCAACAGATGGATGCTCTGGAGGGTATTCTATAAGGCTAGAATTTGAGACACATCATGGTTCCCACCGATGGTTCCGGAATCACGACTCACCATAAGAGAACCGGTTTGCTTAGTAGAGAGGAGTTCTAGTAGCAGATCCCCGTGTCCAAAGCTTCATAGATCTTCTGTGGAGCATTAGAGGCAGATGACTTATATTCTATAGGTGGTTAAGATGTCCTAATGGATGCCTAAGATACCATAAATTCCTGCTTCCGAGATGAGGATCTCAAGAGAGTCTTCCAAACTCGGCCGAGACAAAAATCGGAGTCCCGAGTGAAGACATCAATCCTTCCAATGCATGAAGATGTTGTCCCACAGTCTTCATATTTCATGCATAAGAAGGTTGATCGAAGTAAGTTGTACCTAAACCCAGTGGTCGACCCACTGGAGTATAGAGAGCAAAACGCATAGTAACTAGATGCCATTTCCTAGATTGCTAAGAGATACGAAGACGAGCTGATGGTGATTCATAAGAATCGATTAGTTCCAGCTCAGGACTTCGATGAGAGTAAGTTTGCCCTGCAGACAGGTTCAGACATCTTCACATGGCTGGGTATGAAAATCACTGAGTTCCAATGGAGCCATAAGAGTTTATCAAACCTCATCTGTGCTATCACTAGGTAGATAGGTGCCAAGTAATCATATGATCACAGGCATTTGTAACCCTTTGATAAGATGGTTAATGAGTGGTTTGACTCTTTCATTCCTGATTTAGCTCGTGAGATTGATACTCACTCTCAACTTCTCAGCTACCCCTCTAATCAATCTTCTTTCTCCAAAGAGAAAGTCAGAATGTATGAAGATAATATTTTCGACTATTTAGTTAATGACTCATACATTGATCCTATTGGTTCCTTTATGATGTTTGTGAAGAGTGGAGAGAGCTATTTCTCGAGTGATGAACTGGAATATGACGCCGCTGGTTATTTGGACAAGCAAAGCTCACGACCTAGGGCTATTATGGGTCCAGCAAATCAGGGTTTCGGCATCATGCAGGCACTCCAATCTGTTCTTTGGAAGCCATTAAAGAAGTACATCTTCGGCTTCATTCACGGAATGAACAGCTCTGAGATTGTCTCCCATGTCTCCTCAAAGATAAAGTCTGACTGGGTTTCCATCTCTATTGATGGAAAATCCTTTGACTCTTCTTAATTTAGGCCAATGATGGATATCGTTGATCATAAATTTTTCAAGCGTATATCCCCCTAAATTAGAGAACTTCTCCACAACAATATCACCCGCCTTGGTAGCAAACGATCTGTTGATAAAGCACATAAGAGTCTGATGAGGGCACTTACTGCACCAGTCAACACACTGTTTGCTAATATTCCAGGGGTGGATGCTCCATAATGGGACCAGAAGACCAAAAGGCTTTTCAGGTAGACTTAGAAAATAAAAACAGATGAGCCTGAAAAAGATTACATCGCTCTGGCCCTAGAAGGTACTACCTTCTCCGGACTATCCACAAAAACCACATTGGGAAATACTCTTCGGTCCTTGGCTTACATGTATTATTATATATGGTCAGCTGGGATATCTAAGAGTCCTTGGAACGATGATGGGATATGTGTGATCGCTTCCGGAGACGACGTTGTTGTTTGGTGCAAGCCTGAGCTCTCATCCAAGATACAACTTGCCATCAGAAATTTGTCTGCAACTACACCTACTCCATAACACATTGGATTAGGTTAGTGCATACCCGAAATAGACGTTGGTAAGTTCTATGAGGTTGAGTTTTGTTCAAAATGGTCTTATGCTCCAGACGGCACCTTGGCAACTTGGAAGATGTGTCGAGATATGCGGAAAGTACTGACTACAAAGCAATATTTTACTGGTCGCAACCGACATTTCCTCCATGATCCACGGCTACATAGGATAGCTATACTGGAAGGACTTAGAGCTGAAGAATCATGCTCTCTTTTAGAGGATATGATTCAGGCTTAATGTATAGTTCGAGGGTATAGTATGTCTTTGTCTGACCAGGAAAATGATTTGATCCATAAACACATGAAATGTGTTAAATATGCAGGATCACCTACTGGTTACACGCTAGAGCCCTGGATCAGCGACAGGTTAGGGATTACTACTAGATCTCTGCTTCTGGTTCTTAACTATAATCGTATATACTGTGGTGTCCCAGAAGATTCCTGTCACCCAACTGTCCCTAGTGAGGAGAGGATTTTCCCTAGTGAGGAGAGGATGTTGCATTTATATTAATGCAACCCAACCAACCCAAAGCCACCTC